GCCTCCACCTTTTGGATCAGGACGCGGGCGGCTTCGGCTGCCTCCCGCAACTCGGCTTTCACCACGAAAAGGTTGCTGGGATCACCCGCGTGGTTTTCCCTGTTGGCGGCAGCGCGCTCAAGACGCTTGAGCACTTGGAGCATCTCGGGGCTCATTGCCCCGCCTCCTGGGCTGCAACCCGGTAGACCGTGTAGGAGCCTTTGGCGCCGGTCTTGTTCGGGCCGACCATGCGAACCCGGTCGGCGATCTCAAGCGTGATGCCTGGGCGCTTCTTCAGCCCCGCCAGGAACCCGCGAACCGTGTGCTGCTGCCAGCCCATCGCCTCGGCGATTTGGGCCACCGTGGCGCCCTCGGCGCGGCGCAGCATGGTGAGGACCGCTTCCTGCTTGGAGTCCGCCCTGGGCGCCCGTGGCGCGGCTGTGGCTCGCTTCTCCGCCAGGGCTGCGTTAAGGGCGTCAGTCCATTTGCCGAGACCCGGCACCCCCTGGTGCTCGATTTCATCGAGCAGCGCTTGCGCAGCCTCGCGGAGGCTGAGCCGCATGCCAGGGAGAACCGTCAGTGTGGTGTCGGAGACCGCAGTCACCTTTAAGACCGGCAAGGCCGGAGCGGCAGGTGGGTCCAGCTTCGTGAGCGGGTCGATCACCACCACCTTGGTGCCTTCTGGCACGCTGCCCTCGATGCCGGAACAGTCAGGCTCGCCGGGCTGCGCGTCGCCCTCGTTTGGGTCGATGCCGATGGCGCGCAGGCCCTCGTCGGTCACCTTCAGCATGTAGGGCGTCCGAGTGACTGCGTCTGTTTCTGTGCATGTCTGCGGATCGCCGTGGCGCCAGATCATGGCTTGGTACTTAAGAAGGCGAGGCTGGGGCGGCGCCGGCACCTCGATCAAAAGCCGGCTTTTGAGCAGGCTGTTCACCACCGCCCGGCAGGCAGCAGCAGGCAGGTGCTTTGGCGCAAGCGCCAAATGTTCGGGGTGCTCACTTCCTAGCGTCAGCACGCGCATTTGGGTATCACTAAGCTGGTAAGGCATTTGGCTTTCTCCTTTGTTCGGTTTATCACCGTGCTGATACGATTACCGTGATCGCCCAAGCGCAGCAAGAGGAATTATCAAGCCCATGACACTTTTTTTGCAGCCGAGCCATCGCCTTCGCCCCGTGCAGAAGGCAGGCGGGTCCGAGGCGCTCGAGGCACTGATCGCCCGGCTCGAGCCCAGGCTGGCTAAGGCCGTCGCCCAGGGGCTCGAGGCTATGGGCGACGCGGTACCTATTGATGCCCTGGTGGCCGCCTTGGAGTCCGGCGATATAGCCCGCGTGGTGGCGCTGCTCTCCATGGAGGCCGCCGTGCCTGCCATGGCCGCCACGACCGACGCGCTGCAGGACGGGGTCTACTCAGCCGGCGCCCTGACAGCCGGGCTTATCGCCCCCCGCGTCACAGGGGCCGCCTTCGCCTTTGACCGGCTGAACCCGACCTTGATCCGGTGGCTCCAAACCTACTCGCTCGGGCTGATCCGCCAGATCAGCGACTCAACGCGCGAGGGCATCCGCACTTACTTGATCGCAGGGATGAACGAGGGTGCAAACCCAAAGGACGTCGCGCGCCAGATCAAGCAGGTGGTGGGGCTCACGGAGAAGCAGTCCCAAGCCGTCGCGAACTACCGTCGCGAGCTTGAGACGTTCCACCAGCGCAGGACAGGCGGCGGTTACTCGGTCGGCAGCAAGCCGGACAAGGTGAACGGCACCCAGGTCTTTCGGCCTGATGATGATGGCTTGCCCATGGACGGGATCACCGAACGCAGACTCCGCGACTTCCGGTATGACGGGCAATTGCAGCGCGCCATGCAAACCAGCAAGCCCCTCACCCCGGAGCAGATCGACAAGATGGTCGCGGCCTATGCGCGCAAGTACAAGGCGTTTAGGGCCAGGACCATCGCGCGCACGGAGGCGATCCGGGCCAACAACATGGGCATCCAGGAAGCGTGGCGGCAGGCGATTGAGTCCGGCAAGGTCTCCGAGTCATTGGTGCGTCGGCAATGGATTGTTGCTCGCGACGAGCGGCTGTGCGAAATATGCGCGCCGATCCCGCGCTTGAACCCGAAGGTGGGCGTGAAGCAGGGGCAGCCATTCGCTACGCCAAAAGGGCCTATGTCCATGCCACCAGCCCACCCGAATTGCCGCTGCACTATGGTGATTCGCATGTGGGAAGCGTCCGACCTTCAGGAGGGCTAAATGTCCGACGATCTGTCCGTCCGTCTGGCGAAGCTGAACATTGGGTTAGAGAAGGCCGGCTCAAAATCTGGCAAACGACGTATTCCTGGTGACGGGGACGGCGACGGCATTCCGAATGAAGGAAAGAAGCCCGGCGCCGGCACTGGCGCTGTCGGCACGAAGGCAAAGGCGTCTTTGAAGCAGGCCGGGTTCAAAGATTTCGGCGACGGCTTCCAGCGGATCATCACTGGCGGCGCAGCAAACGCGGGCTTTGAGGTGAAGAACGGTCTGACGCGGGCCGGCTGGCGCGTGCGCTCTGCCTCATACGACGCCGCGAAGGGGCTAAATCGCTACTCGATGCACCACAGCGACGGCTCGAAGATTGCGATGACTATCGAGAACCGCGACGTGAAGAACCCTCGCGGGCAGCGCATACCAATCAGCACCATTCGGGTAAAACCCAGCAACGAATGACGCTGTCTGAGCACTGACGCAATAACTCGTTGATGCGACTCCAAACCCTGCGCATTTGTTCGCGCGCACGGACGAGGGAGAACGCATGTGCTTACGCTTAAAGAACCACCGCCAGTAATTCGCGTCGAGCATCGCATGGACGAGCCGCCATTCGGCCCGTTCCGCGTCAACCTTTATGGCTCGGACGGACTTGTGGCGACCTTCGATACAACCAGAGCGGCGGGTGATTGGCTATTGTCCAAAGGCTATCAGCCGATGGTCGGGCTCGACGGGCTGTGGGTCCAGGCGCGCTTCACCATGCCGATCACTCTCCGTCTCTATTTCTGGCTAGAGACCGCGCTTAAAAACTGCGCTCGCAAGCTTTCGAATCGCCAGCGCAGCAGCGCGTAACGCGGTCTCTGAGGCCGGGGACATCGCCCTGGCCGCCATGCGTTCAAGGCTCTGGCTAAGGGCCACCAATTCCTTGTAGATGGCGAGGTCCGTCAAGTCGCGCACTTGACGGGCCTTTCTCGTTTGGAGGCTCTTCCGTGGCTGAAGATCAAGACTCTCTCGTGGCGGAAATTAGCGCGAGCCTCGCGCTTGGTCGGGCCAGTCTCGCACTGCTTAAAGCGAAGAGCAATCCGGCATGCGTCCTCGACAAAGCCAACTGGAATCGCTGGCCTGCCGGCAGCAACAAGGGTGGGCAATTCGCGCCGAAAGGAACCTCTGCTGGGCCGGCTGTGGGCGGCTACAGCGGCTCGCTCTTTGGGTCTGCCGCACCAGGGCCTAAGCCAGCGCCGAAGGGCGCCAAGCCCCACCCAAAGGCAAACGACAAAGGCCAGCCGGTCACCATCGACTATCCGAACAAGGCCAGCCCGGCTTCCACCTGGGCGGATGGCAAGCAGACCGCGACCTTCACCCCTGGCAGCGAAACACCCGAAGCGCTCAATGGCGTCGCGCTCCGCTCTTGGAAGGCTCCCACCACCACGGACGGCTGGGCAAAGGTGCCGGGCCAGAATCCGAAGCTTGACGCGGACGTGCCTTTCGAACCGCACCCGACCAAGAAGACCGGCGCGGGCGTCCTGATCCTCGAGGCTGATGGTCGGGTCTGGCTCACTCGCCCAACCAATTCTTTCGGTGGCTATGTGAACACGTACCCGAAGGGGACCGCCGAGCCTGGGCTGTCTTTGCAGGCGAACGCGATCAAGGAAGCCTACGAAGAGACCGGGCTAAAGGTGCGCATCACTGGCGTGCTTGGTGATTACGAACGCGACACCAGTAAAGCGCGCATGTTCATCGCGCAGCGTGTCGGCGGCACGCCAAAGGACATGGGCTGGGAGTCGCAGGCGGTGCGTCTGGCTCCGCTCAGCAACGCCAAGCAGATGCTTAACCGCGAGCATGACAAGGCGATCCTGCAAGACCTGCTCAGCGAAATGAATGGCGCGGTCAAGAAGGACGCGGCAGGCGCGAAGCCAGGAGGCAAAGGCCATCACTCGCAGGGGCAACCTCGCTGGGAGTCTGGTTCTCCGCTTGGTGGCCAATGGAAGACGATGGGTGCGGACGGGATCACCATGCCTCCCACCATCGCGGGCGGCCTGACAGGCGCAAACTCCGGCTACCAAAAGAAGGCGAATGCGATGTACGCAATCGCGCAGGCTGGCAACCTATGGGCGCTGGACGACTCGGTGATGAACCTGCAGCACGCCAAGGAGAAATGGGCGTCCGGGCAGAAGGTGACGTCGCACGTCAAATGGAACGCGCAGCTTCACCAATACGCTGCGCATCTACTGACCGAAAAGAAGGCCCAGCCAAAGGCTGCCGCGACCGCTGCTGCTATCAGCGGGCCGGCGAAGCTGTCAGACCTGACCAAGGTCGGTGCAAAGCCCGGTGGTAGCAATCCGGGCGGCCTGTACCAAGACGCCAATGGCAACAAATGGATCGTCAAAGGCTCGAACAATCCGCCCGCGACGGAGCAGGCCAAGAACGAGGTGCTGGCCGCCAAGCTGATGCAGGCGGTGGGCGCTGGCGCCCCAGACATGATGCTGGTTGATCTCGAAGGCCAGTATGGCGGCGGAATCGGTGTTGCGTCCAAGGTGATCGGCGACGTGAAAGCGCTCGGCTCATCCCAAGCGCACCTTGCAGCAGCGCAGGCCGACTTCGCGGTGCACGCATGGCTTGCCAACTATGACGTCATCGGGCTCTCGAAGGACAACACCGTCATTGGTGCCGATGGCAAGGCGATCAACATTGATCCAGGCGGCGCCCTGCTCTATCGCGCGCAAGGCGCCCCGAAGGGAGATGCCTTCGGCACCAAGGCGGTGGAATTCAATTCACTGCGCGGGCCTGTGTCGGGCCTTCCTGCTAACCAGCAGGCTTGGTCCGTCTACGGCTCCATGACGGCTTCGCAGATTGTGGAGAGCGCCAAGAAGCTGGAAGCCATCGACGACGCGACCATACAGAAAATGGTCGCCTCCTATGGCCCCGGTAACGAGGCGCAGAAGGCGGCGCTGGCGGCAAAGATCATCGCGCGCAAGGCAGACGTCTTGGCCAGCGCAAAGGCTATGGCAAAGGCCGAGGCGTCCATTCCGCAATGGATGATGGGAACAGCACCGACACCGCAAGCACCCGCCCAGGCGTCAGCCTCTGAGCCGGCAAAGCCGGTGTTGCAGACGATCTACCAAAACACTAATCCAGGGCACTCAAAATTCTGGGCGGTGAGTGTGAGCGGCAACAAGGTCGCCACTCATTGGGGCAAGATCGGGACCGATGGAACGGTTACGGTCAAGGAATATGCCAACACGATTGAAGCAAAGAACGCCGCAGCAAAACTGGAATCCGAAAAGAAGAAGGGTGGCTACAGCCTCAAAACCCTTAAGGGCGCACCGCCAAAGGTTCTCTCTGCGCTTGACGCATCCGCGCCCAAGCCCGCGACCGAACGGACGCCCGCTGCTGCTGCACCCACCACCACCTCCGCTCCGGCTCCTGCCGCAAGCACGACTATGCCGAAGCCGGTCTTCAAAGACACCGTTCCTGGTGCAGCCGAGGCGTGGGGAAAGCTGAGCAACTTAGCCACCAAGATGTACGGAGCGGGCGATGCTGAAGGGCTGAACTCCATACTCCAAGCTGACAAAGTGATGGGCTTGACGATCCAAGGAGCCGGCCTAAACGCAAAGAACTTTAACGCCTATGCCCAGAAGCTTCTGGAAGACCTGGACTCTAAAAAAGCCACTGCTCTGCAGGCCAAGATCAACAGCGACGCGCTCACTCCAAAGGCGGTGCCTCAACCCGGCGCCAAGACGGCAAACATGCCGAGCATGCCGATCTTCGATTCAAGCAAGCTGCCAGCCTCAAACACAAACGCGCCGAGCCACAACAAGAAGGTTGACCAGATTCAGGCTGCCGCAATGGCAGGAGATGCGAAGGCCATCCTTGGGATGAACTTCGGTTCCAATACCTATGGCCACAAGCAGGCAAAGCTTGCCAATGACGCCCTGGCAGCCCTGGGGATAGGCGAGAAGGTCGCGGCGGGCCAGAAGGCCAATTCCCACAAGGCCCTTTTCGGCGGCATGGCACCTGCCGACGCTGCTGACCTGCTTGTCTCTCAGAACAAGCCCATCCCGAAGCCTCCCCAGGTTCCCGGCGCGACGGCGGTAAAACTCGACACGACAAAGCTTGCCACCAAGCCGGTCTTTGTCACCTCCAATCAAGCAGTGAAGAAGGAGAACGAGCACCACGCGGAGGTGCTCTACCAATTCGCGCGCAATGGCGACCTCGCAAACCTCAAGTCCTACGACAAGTTTTCTCAGCAAAGCCAAAAGCTGACGCAATTCAAACAGGACTTGATTCAGGAACTTGAGGTCCAGCTATTCCCACCACGTCCCAAGGCAGGCGTTCACAAGAACGCCCCGCCTATTGCTGCCGCGCTCTCACCAAGCATCGCCATCGCGGCGCACTCAGAGCATTTTCCCCCAGTCAAGACGTCTCAAGCATCCGCCGTTGCAGCCCACAATAAAGCGGCTTCATTTGTGCTGCTCGGAAAGACCGATGCCGCAACGGTCAAGTCCGCTTACACGGCAAAGGGCGCTTGGAAAGGGAAGCTGCCTGAGCATGTGAAGGAGCAGCACAACACGCACGCAAAGGCTTTGCCGAAATCCGTGCAAGACGGGATTCATAAATACTCGACCAATTGGGCTTATGGCGCGAACGACAAGATGCGCAATAAGGGCGAGATTACCAGCGATATTGTGAAGGTGTCAGAGGCTATGCACGCGGGCATCTTGCCTTTGCCTGAAGGCACGCAGCTTCGGCGCATGATGAGCATCTCCGGTGGATCGCTAAAGCAGATTCAGGCGCTGCAGTCAGGCGATATCATCCAGTCACCGCAATTTGAATCTACCGGAGAGTCGGGCGGCTATGGGTCCGGCATGAGTGTCGAGATGCGCCTTGTCACCACAATAGGTGTCAAAGGGCTTTGGATTGGCGACACGCTGGCTGCTTACTCGACGGAGAAAGAAGTGGTCATGCCGGAGAACGCGCGCTATGCAGTCAACCGCGTGTTCACTGAGAACGGTCGGACTATCATCGAAGCCCTGATTCTCCCAACCGTGAAGGGATCACTTAAGTGAGGAAAAAATGAGCGAAAGCGAAAATCGCGCCGACAAGCTTGGTAGCGGCTTTGCGTCCCAGGTTGAAGCTGCCGGCGACAAGCCGATCTTGGCGAGCTTGAACGTGACAAGCGATCTGCTGCGCGTCTTCATTGCGAACGCGCTTTCGCGCCGCGAGTCATATCTTCAAGGAAACCTGGACGCGTCGACTGCCCAGGCAGGCGACGTGCAGGATGCACGAGAACTTGCTGCTGTATTCATGGGGCGCGGGCAGCGCGCCCAGGAGTATTTTATCCAGCCCTGGAATAGCGCCGAGCAGCTTGGGCAATGGTTGATTGATACCTATGGCATGCAATGCACTCAGGAGGAATCCGTCTTTACCGTGATCCTTGGGATTCTCACCGAGGTCTACAACACGATGGATGACATTGCTCTGCGCAGCCTAAACGTCGCCGACGAAGGCTGGCGGTTGGACGGCATCATAGAGTCTTACGCGCACGCGCTCACCGGCATTCCATATCCAGCAGACGAGGACTAAGCGGCAAAGCCTGCCCTGATCTTCGTGCGAGCACTACCCCGCTTCGGCGGGGTTTTTCGTTCTAGGCCATCCGTATCACGCGGCTGACACGCGGCGCTCCTGGGCTTGTTATCCCCCCCCGAAATGTGATTGATGAAGCGACAAGGAGGCGCGCAGATGCAGCTTGGCGTGTCGTTTGAATTCGAAAAAGCCTCGGAGAGCGGCAATTACGTCCGTGGCTGGGCATCCGTGGTCGAGGTGAATGGCGCCCCTGTGCAGGACAGCCAGGGTGATATCATCTCGATGATAGAATTGCGCAAAGCAGCCCATCGGTTTATCACGGACCAGAGGGTCGCGAAGGCCATGCACGCCGGGACTGCAATCGGCGAGGTGGTGGAGAGCGTGATCGTCGACGATGCCTTTGTGAAAGCGCTCGGAGTCACTGACGGGAAACGCGGCTGGTGGATCGGCATGCAAATCCTTGACCCCGAAATTCAGGACAAGGTTCGAAAAGGAACCTTTCGTGCGTTTTCTATCGGTGGCAAAGGCCGCCGAGTCCCTGTGGAGGGCTAAGGCATGGCGAATGATCTGCGCGACATGGAGATTCTCGAGGTGAGCCTCGTTGATGAACCGGCGAACGCGGATGCTCGCGTCGTGCTGGTGAAGGCCGCCTACGGCTCATTCAAACCCTGCGCTGATTGTGCAGACCCTGCCAAATGTGCCAAAGCCGGCAAGTGTGCAGGGGCCGACAAGGCCGGCAAGCCAGTCAAGAAAGCGACGTCTGCCCAGGAAAGTGCTGGGCAAGCCATGGGCGAGGGCGACTCGTCTACTCAGGACGCCGCCATGGCGGCAATTCACGAGGAGTATCAGATGGATATCGATAGCCTTTCCAAGTCGCTCGACGACGCCGAAAAGAAGCTGGACACCCTGGCCAAGCGTGCCGTGGATGCCGAATCTGCTCTGGTGGAAGCGAACGAAATCATCAAGTCCAAGGACGATGAAATCGCGGCGCTGCAGAAGTCTGCGGCTCCCGCCTCCGAGGAGGACGTCCTGAAGGCGATGGACCCTGGGATTCGTGCCCTGGTGACCAAGGCGCGCGACGACGCCAAGGCCGCGACCGAGGCCCTTGCCAAGATGCAGGCCGACGCTGATGAAGCGCAGGCTATCGCCAAGGCCCGTGAGATCGGGATTGGCGATCCAGCCCTGATTGGTCCGCTGCTCATGCGCGTGCGTAAGGGCGCCACCACAAGCGCCGACGCTGATGCGCTCGAAACCTTGATGAAGGCCCTCGCCACCGCCGACAAGACCAGCACGCTGTTCAAGTCGCTCGGTGCTTCCGGCGATGTGTCCAACGATCCCGAAGAAGTCTTGAAGGCCAAGGCAACCGAAATCGCCGAGGCCGAGAAGATCGACTTCGCAGCAGCTTATGCGAAAGCCCTCGAGCGGAACCCGTCGCTCTACACCGCCTACGTCGCCAAGCGGCGCAGCGCTTAAGAAGGAGTGAGCCACCATGGCTTTTGATAACGCAATTCAGAGCATCACGCTCCCCGCCGCTGCCGACCTTTCGGCTCAGCAGTATCGGTGCATGACGGTCAATGCCAGCGGTCAGGCTGCTGTGGCAAACGCCACCGCCCTGGTCGTCGGGATTCTGTATAACGATCCTGGCGCGGCTGGTCAGCCGGCCACGGTCAATTATGCGGGCGTCTCGAAGGCGATTGCTGGCGCTGCCATCACTGCCGGCGCTCGCGTCACTGCTGACGCGAACGGCGCTGTCATCGCGGCTGCTACCGCTGGTGACGCGGTGATTGGTGTTGCGCTGGCCGCCGCTGCGGCTGCCGGCGACATCATCCCGATCCTCATCAATCCGTACCCGTTTGCGGCGCTGGCCTAAACGGCTAATCGAGAAGGAATCCTCGCATGAACCCGACCCCCGGCGACGTCCACGTCAACACCCCGCTGAGCAACATCAGCATTGCCTTCGTGCAGAACCAGGAAAACTTTATCGCGTCCAAGGTGTTCCCAAACATCCCGGTCTCGAAGCAGAGCGACCGCTACTACACTTACAATCGCGGCGACTTCAATCGGGACGAGATGCAGCTTCGCGCGCCCGGCACCGAAAGCGCAGGGGGCAGCTATACGCTGGACAACACCCCCAATTACTTCGCCCAGAACTGGTCCTTCCACAAGGACATTCCTGATGAAGTAAGGGCGAATGCCGATGCGCCGCTGAACCCGGATCGCGAGGCGACCACGTTCGTCACGCACAAGGCCCTGATTCGGCGCGAGAACATCTTTGCCGGTAACTTCTTCACAGCCGGCAAATGGGCAACCGATTATGCGGGCGTCAATTCTGGCCCGACCGGCAACCAGCGTCTTCGGTGGAACGACGCGACCTCGAACCCTATCGAGGACGTGCGCGCTGCCAAGCGTGCAATCGCCGAGTCCACCGGCTTTGAGCCTAACAAGCTGGTGCTGGGTCGGGCGGTGTTCGACGTTCTGCTTGATCACCCGGACATCATCGACCGCGTCAAGTACGGTCAGACGCAGGGCGCTCCGGCAGCGGCGAACAAGCTGGTTCTGGCTTCGCTGCTTGGCGTCGACGAGGTTCTGGTGATGAACGCAATCCAGAACACCGCTGCCGAGGGGCAGGCGGCTGTCCACAGCTTCATCGGCGGAAAGCATGCCCTGCTCTGCTACGCGGCTCCGATTCCGGGCCTGATGACCCCGACGGGCGGCTACACGTTCTCGTGGACCGGCATGCTGGGCAACGGGGCCGAGGGCAACCGCATCCGTTCCTTCCGCCTGGAAGCAATCCGCTCCGACCGCGTCGAGATCGATATGTCCTTCGACATGAAGATGATCGCAAACGAACTCGGCGGGTTCTTCAACGGGATCGTCGCCTAACTGGCTGCCTGAGACAGGGGGCGAAAGCCCCCTGCTCTTCTTTTGGAAAGCAAGGATCGCCATGAGCAAGCACTACCAGATGCCTTTCACACCGCACCAGGACTTCGTGTGCGTCAAACCATTTGTCATGGGCGGCAGAGCCTATGAACGCGGCGACGAGGTGGATACCAAGGGCATCGAGGGGCGCAGGCTCAGGCAAATGTATGAGGCGCGCATGGTCGACGGCAAGGCGCGCACAGAGGCGCCTTTGGCAGAGCCTGCGGCAACCGTAGCGGCCCAGGAGCCCGAGGCCGCCACAGCCCCGCCACAGCCCGCCAGCGGCGGCCTTTCGGTGGTGCATAAAGGGTTCTCGCGTTATTTCGTCATGGATGCTGAAGGCCGGCAGCTTCATGGCCCGGTCACCAAGGCCGAAGCAGAGGCGCTCGTCGCGGCAGGCTAAAGGAGATGGGAAATGCCCCTGGTTGTCGAGGACGGTACCGGCAAAGCTGACGCGGACAGCTACCACACGGTGGCTGGCTTCAAGATTTACTGCGACGACCGAGGCATGTCTTATTCCGGCCACTCGGACACGGACATCGAGCGGGCGCTTCGTCAGGGCTCGTCCTATATCGACACAGCCTTTCGCTTCAAAGGCAACCGCAACCTTGCGTCGCAGGCGCTGGAATTCCCTCGCGCAAATCTGGTGGACTGGTCCGGGTACACCATCACGGGATTGCCGGTGCGCGTCGTGCGGGCGTGCTGCGAGCTTGCCTTTAGGGCGCTTTCACAGCCCCTTCTCGAAGACTTGGATCGGGGCGGCAAGGTGGTCAGCGAAAGCGTCGGCTCGATCTCGGTCACCTATGCCCAGGACGCTCCTGCCGGCAAGACGTGGCAGGCCGCACAGAAGCTGCTTGAGCCCTACATTCGCGATCCGAAAGAACGCGGTGCGCCTTACTTTGTCGCCAGCGAATCCAGCGGCTTCTCGCTGGGGCAGCACGATAACCAGACGGGCGGCTATTAGGGGTGGGCAAGTACGCGGCACAGGCTGCGTCTGCCCTGGCGCTGATCGCCAAGAAAGGCGGGCCGGTTGTGGTCAAGCGCAAGGTGGCTGGCAGCTATGACCCGGTGACGCAGGCGGCAACCGAGTCCTTCACAAGCCATACGTTCCAAGCTGTGGTGATGCCGCCAGGGCGCGGGGCCGAATTTCGAACAGGCAGCCTTGCCGGCAAGAACGCAATTGAACTGACGCTCGCGCAGCAGGGGCAGAGCATCCAGCCTGGGCCGGGCGACATGGTGACGTGGCAAGGCAAGGACTGGACGATCTTCTGGTCCACCTCTTATGACCCGGCAGGCGACGGTGCAATCTTCACCACCGCCTATGCGGAGCGGTAACCATGGCAAACGGGGCCACCTTCAAAGCCGACATCTCGGCGTGGGCGCTCAAGAACGGCGCGCGGATGGAAGCGCTCGCGCGGCAGACCGCTTTTGAGGTAAGCAAGCAGGTGGTCGTGAACACTCCTGTCGATACCGGGTTTCTCCGCTCGTCCTGGCAGCCGAGCATCGGCAGTCCAAAACCAGCGGCAAACCCTGGTGGCGGAGAGCCGGACGTCATGCTCACCATCGTCGACTTAAAGCCCGGCGACACTTACTGGATGACGAACAACGCCAGCTATGCGCGGTTTGTCGAATTCGGCACCTCCCGCATGCCTGGGCGTTTCTTTTTGACGGACACGGTGACTCGCTGGAAAAGCATCGTGGCGAAGGTCGCCAAGAGGCTCGGCACCAAATGAGCGTCGCGGTATTCCATCCGAACATGCGCGCGGCGCTCCGCGAGAAGCTGCTCACTGTGGCCGGCCTGCCGGCGCAGCATTGGGAGGGCCGCCCCTTTACTCCGGTGCGCGGGACGCCATGGCTTACCGAAAGCTATCGCCCTCTGTCATCGGACGTGCGCGCCCTTGGCCTGGGTGGAACCATTGCCCACACCAGCAACGCAAGCTTCACGCTGCATTACCCGGCTGGCCCTGGCACCGCGCAGATTGAAGCGATGGCCGGCGCCATCCTGCAGGTCTTTCGCCCAGGCACGAGCCTGACCTATAACGGCACCGCCGGGGTCGTTCAGCAAGCGCAGATGGCATCGGTGGTCCAGGAGCCGGACTGGATCAACCTCGCTGTCACCGTCACGCTCATCGGCTACACCGTCAACTAAGGAGGCCCACAATGCCTTTGCAATCCAATGTCAATGTGACGATGCGCTACGGCGCCGAAGCCACATTCGGAACCCCTTCGACCGACGCCGGCAAGCTGCTGCGCCGCGTGTCGTCCACCATCGCGGTCAACAAGGACGCCTTCACCTCGAATGAAGTGCGCTCGGATCAGCAGGTGTTCGACGCTCGCCATGGCACGCGCCGCGCGCAGGGGGTGCTCACTGCCGACCTGTCGCTGGAATCCTACGACGACTTCTTGGCCGCAGTCATGCGCTCGACCTGGAGCGCCGGCATCACCGCCAACCAAGCCACGCTGCTGAGCGTCACTGCTTCCAACTCGGGCGGCACCTTCACATTTGGTGGCGGCTCGCTGATCACTGCGGGCTTCAAGGTCGGCGACGTGTTCCGCTTCACGGCGGGTGTGCCGGTGGCGAACCTTAATCGCAACTTCCGCATCACGAACCTGACGGCGACTGTGATGACGGTCTTCCCGAAGCCGACAGACATGGCTTCGCAGAGCACCTTCACGCTTGGTGTTCGCGGTCGCAAACTGCTCATGGGGACGCTCACGCCTTCCTTCACCATCGAGCAGAACTACCCCGACCTTGATATCACCGAACTCTTTACCGGCATGCGCGTCGGCGAAGCTGCTTTGTCTCTCGCGCCCGCAGGCGTGGCGACCGCGAATTTCTCCTTTCAAGGCCGCGACGGGGTCGTGAGCACTGGCGCGTCAGCGCCCTACTTTGCCAACCCTGCGTCGGAAACCACCACGGGCGTCCTGTCTGGGGTGAACGGCTCGCTCTCGCTCAATGGCGCGATCTCTGCCGTGGTGACCAGCCTGGACTTGTCCATCAACACGAACCTGTCATCGCAGCCGGTGGTGGGCTCGCAATACGTGCCGGACATTTTCTATGGCCGCTCGGTGGTGACCGGCAACGTGTCGGCCTTCCTCGAGGACGCTTCATTGCTGAATGCGTTCCTCAACGAGTCCGAGGTCGATATCGTCGCCCAACTTGAAACTGCCGGCGCCGATCCGAAGGACTTCATGGTCGTCAACATGCAGCGCGTGAAGATGACCGGCATGAACAAGACCATCGGCCCGGATGGCGGGGTGGTTGCGTCGTTCCCCTTCCAGGCGCTGCTCAAGCCCGGCGGCACTGGCACCGCGTTCGATCAGAGCACCCTGGTGTTCCAACGCTCCAACGTCTAAGCGGGCGGGCGCCTAGCGCCCCCCGTCTCACCTTCCCCATGTAAGCACGAGGACAACGATGGACTTCGACTTCTCCGACATTGATACCAAGCCCATGTCGCAAGCGGGCGTGTGGATGCCCATTCTCAAGCTGGACGGCTCTCCGCTGGTTGCCAAGAGCGGCGGGCCGGTGCGGATTCGGCTCTTGGGGGTGGACTCCACGCAATACCGCTCTGCCACGCGCGAGACGGTGCGCAAGCGCCTCGCCAAGCGCGCGGCTTCGGGTAGCGCTCAGACACCGCTCAGCGGCGACGACATGGACGAGGTGGAGCGCGACACGCTCGATCTCCTGGTGACCTGCACGGTCGGCTGGGAAAACGTGATGACGCCCCAGGGAGAGGCCATCCCATGCGGGCCTGATAACGCTCGCGCCTTGTTTGAAAGCTACCCCGTCATCCGAGAACAGGTGGAAGCCTTCATTGGGAATCGCGCCAATTTTACGCGGGCGTCGTCCAAGAACTGATCGCCTACGGGCGGTACCAGTTTGGGCTCACGAAGCGAGCCGGCGACGGCGCCAGCATAGCGGAGCACTACGCGGCTGTGGCCCGTGCCACAGGCCGCAAGATCGCGCAGGAAGGGCCAAAGCTGCCGCCCGACCTGCGCTACCTCTGGACGGCTTTCTCGCAGCTTCACCGCACTCGGCAAGCGGGGATGGGCATCAACGCCATCACCTTCTTCGAGATCGAGGCTTGGTCGCGGCTCTACGGGATGAGACTAGACCCGTGGGAGGTGGACGCGATAAGAGCCCTGGACGACGCCTTCATCGAAACGCACTCGGAGGACAAGGCTGATGGCTGACAACTTCGAGCTTGGGTTTGTCATTGACACGACGCCGCTGGCCCGCACGAAGGTCGCGGCGGATCAGGCAGCCGATGCCCTGGGCAAGACCGGCGCGGCTGCCGACGCCGCTGGTCGAAAGATCGGGCAGACCGCGCAGCCCATTAAGCAGACCGGCGATGCGGCAGCGGCAGCAGCACAGAAGATCAACGGCGGCGCCGGTAGCCTTGGCGATAGCCTGGGCCGCATTCAAGGCACGCTCCAGATCAGCCAACAGCAGCTTGTGGCGCTCGCTGGAGCCCTTGGCTCGGGCGGTGGGGGTGCTGGCCTAATTGGTGCGCTCGGAGCCGCACAGGGCGCCTTTGGCCGCCTTGCTGCGGTCCTTGGGCCGGTAGGCAGTGCCGTCGCCGGATCGGCTGCGGCGGTGGCCGGCCTGGGCGTGGCGTATTACGGCCTCAGCAAGCCTCTTGCCGAAGCCCAGGACCGCCTCGCGCTCCTGGACGCGCGGATGCGCAACGCCCTGGGCTCGCAGGTGGCCGCGACCCAGACCATGGACGCGCTCTACAAGGCCACCCAGAAGACCGGCCTGGGCTTCAGGGAAACCGCCGACAGCTTTCTTCGCGTGGCGCGGAACTCGGAGACGCTGGGCGCGACCCGAGAGGAAATCCAGCAGCTATCCGACACCGTCGCCAAACTCGGCGCGGTCTCGGGTGCCTCGCGGGGCGAGATCGGCTCCGGGATGCTGCAGCTTTCGCAGGCGCTGGCATCCGGCAAGCTGAACGGCGACGAACTGCGCTCGATCATGGAGAACATGCCCGCGCTGGCGAAAGCCATTGCCGAGGGCCTGGGCGTCTCCGTGGGGCAACTTCGCGCGATGGGCGCAGCGGGCGAGCTATCGAGCCGCTCGGTGTTCGAGGCGATCCTCAAGGCCAGCAAGAAGGCCAATGAGGAATTCGCCCGGCTGCCCGACACCGTCGAGCGGGCAAACCAGCGATCCGCTGACGCCTATGACCGCTTCCTGGCGGTGCTTGGCCAGAAGTGGAATTCTTCTGGCTTTGTGCGCGGAGTGTCGGATGTTTTCGGGCGGATCGTCACTTCCGCCACCAATGCGCTTGAAGGCCCCGGCACTTCGCAACAGCTTAGTGATGCGCGCCAGCGGCTGCTTACCGGCGGGCGGCGGCTGCGGCCTATTGGCGAAGACGGGTCCGTCACGCAGGAGAGCGACGAGGACTTCCTCGCCCGGCGCATCCGGCAGCTTGGCGCGCAAAACGCGCTGGTCCGCGAGTACCTCACGCTGCTGGAGCGGCAGAACGCCGAGGAAGAGGAAGCCGCCCGCGCACGCATTGTCGAGGCCGAGCGCAAGGCCCGCGCTCCTATCGTCCAGGCGCAGGAACTCGGCGCCAATGAATTCGACGACTTCAACAAGAAGCTGAATGCCACGCGGCAGAACGTCGAGCGTGTCGAGGCCGGGCTAAAGCTGCTGCGCGAGCGGATCGCGGATGGCACCGCGACGGATGATGACCGGGGCCTCTTGCCATCCCTCATCCGGCAGGCCGGCATCGGACGGGCAGAGCTTGAAGGCATGCGAACCGAGCTAGGAAAGCTCGAGGACGAGACACGTAAGCGGCAGTCGTTCTTCAATCGCGCGGGGACCGCGTCTGGCGCTGACTTCCTCTCGGAAGCCGACCGCATTTATCAGGCGACGCGCCGGCAAGACCCGAGCGCCACCATGGACGGGGCCATGGGAACCCTTGGCCGGCAACGCGCCCAGGACTTACGCGAAGAAACGGCGGCACTGCGCATCCAGACCGAGCAAACCAATCTGCTCACCCAGGCACAGGGCCGTGGTGTCCGCGCTGTGCGTGAGGCCGAACTGGCGCAGCGGCTCTTCAACGATGAGCTACGGTTTCTCGGCGGCCCCGAAGACCCAAGGCGAAACGTCGTCGACTTGGTCAACGCTTGGCTCGCCTATAAGGCTGCGGTCGAGGGCAGCGTCAAGGCAGAGTGGCAGCTTAATGATGCGCAGCGCGGCGCCGATTACGCGTCTCGCCTTCGGGTGCTTGAGCGGCAGATCGAGCTTGTCGGAAAGGCGTATGAGCAGCGCCGCGCCCAGGCCGAAGAAGAAGCCCGTCGCAGCGGCAGCGGCGCTTTGCGCGTATTCGACGCCGAGGAAGAACTCAAGGCGCGTGAAGACCTCTACCGAATCGAGCAGCGCATCGCCACGCTACGCGCGCAGGCGCAGCCCGGCATCACCGCGCAGGACCGCCGCAACCTGGACCTAGAGGCCAAGATCACCGAGGCACAGGCAAATGTGGCGCCGGAGCTTCAGGATGCGCTCGGCACCGCCATGCGAAACGAGGCGGAAGCCGAGCGCTCGAAAATGTTCCAGGAGCAAGAGGACGCGCTCCAGAACCAGCTTCGGCTGCTCCAGCAGCGCGCACGGCTGACCAATTTCTCGACTGAAGAGGCTCGCGTCCAGATCGCGCTGCTCGAGAAGCGAAACGAGCTAGAGGCTCAGAACGCGCCCCCCGAGGTGATCGCCCGGCAGCTTGCCATCACCGAACAGATTCAGCGGCAGACGCTCGAGTACGAGCGGCAGACCGCGCGCATCAATGGCGTGATGAACGTGCTCGAGTCCGGGATCATGAGCTTCGGGAACATCTTCACCAAAACCTTCGAAGACGTCTTCACGACCGGCAAATTCAAGGCGAACGAATTTCTGGCCGCCATGGGCCAAGGCATCACACGCCTAGGCGCTCAAATGGTCTACGAGATCGGCGTGAAGCCCTTTGTCATGGCGCTGGCAAACATGGCCAAGACCTTTGGCATGCAGGTGCTTGGCAGCATGGGCGCAGGCGGGGCGCCGAACATGCAGGCGACGAACGCGCAACTCAACGCGGGCGTGACCGATAGCAGCGGCACACTGCTGCCCTACGCAAAGGGGGGCGCCTTTGCCAGCGGCAACGTGATCCCCTTCGCCACCGGAGGCATCGTCACGCGCCCCACCCTGTTCCCAATGGCCAACGGGCGTGGGCTGATGGGCGAAGCCGGGCCGGAGGCGATCTTGCCGCTCAAGCGCGGCCCGGACGGGGCGCTTGGTCTCTCGGGTGGCGGTGGTGGCGGCACGGTCGTGGTGATCAACGACATGCGAACGAACAAGGACTCGAAGGCCGCCGAGACTGAGGAGTCGATGGGGCCGGATGGCCGCAAGATGATCTCGGTTCTGATCCGCGACGAGGTCAAGAAGGGGATGAATAGCGGCGACTATGACCGCACCCTGCAGACCAGCTACAACCTCTCGCGGCAAGTGCAGCGGAGGTAATCATGCCGGCAATCTACCCGTCCACCCTGCCTCAGTTTGTGCTGGAGCAGGGCTACTCCGAGAAGTTTCAGAACCAGACCATCGAGTCCTCGATGGACTCCGGCCCCATGAAGTCGCGGCGGCGCTTCACGAAAGCCATCCGTGAATTCTCGATCACGCTGCAACTGACGTCAGCGCAAAAGGCCACCTTTGAGGACTTCTGGCTGACCACGCTGCGCGGCGGCTCCCTGCCTTTCGAGTGGGTGCATCCGCTCACGCGAACAGTGATGAGCTTCCGGTTCAAGAACCCGGCGCCTCAGTTTTCTGTGATCGGCGGGGTGTACACCCGCGTCTCGTTCACGCTGCTCACGGAGTAAGGCATGCCCAGGTCGCTATCGCCCGCCGCTCTGGCGAGTGCAAATGCGCAGTCTACGGACGAGGTGTGGCTTGTTCTGCTCACCATTGAGCACAACGAGATTGATTCTCCCATTCGCGTCGTGAACAACACCGAGGACATTGTGAGCCGAGGGCAAACCTACATAGGTTTCCCCTTCGACTTCGAGCTTCCCGGTGAGGACGCTGATGCTCCCACCAAGGCTCGGCTCAGGATCGACAACGTGGACCGCCGGATCGTCGAGGCTGTGCGCACGATCTCATCGCCACCTCTGGTCACGCTGGAAGTGATTCTGGCCTCGGCCCCGGACACCGTGGAATTCTCATTCTCCGGGCTGACCATGCGCGAGATCGACTACGACGTCTCCTCGGTCTCAGGTGACCTCCTGTTTGAATCCATCTTCGCCGAGCCGGTCACCTACACGATGACGCCCTCTCGTTTCCCTGGACTCTTTTAGAGGTGTCCGGCCCGGATATTCCCGCGTGGGTGGCGCGCTATGTCGGGCTGCCTTACCGCATGTATGGCCGGGATTTGGACGGGGTGGACTGCTGGGGGCTCGTCAACCTGATCTGGGATCGGGAATTCGGGCAGCCACTACCCCTCTACCGTGGGGTCGGCTGGCACGAGCAGATCGGCGCACAGCGGCTCGGGCAAGACGCGCTGGAGCACGCTCAGCACTTCGAGGTCGTGCCTACCGGGCAAGAACGGCTCGGGGATGGTATTCTCATCATGCTGAGAGCCCAGCCGATCCACGTCGGTCTTGTGATAGCCCCCGGTTTTATGCTTCATAGCCTGGAAGGCGCGGATTCCTGCTTGGAAGCCTACGACCGCCCGTTCTGGGCTCGCCGCATCAAGGGGTTCTATCGGAAAAGGGCCTGATATGTCATTTGTCACCGGCATGACACCCGAAGCGCCCGCCCCGATCCTTTTGCCTGCCGTCCAGCCTACGGGCTCTTTGGTCGTCTACCAGCCGAACGCCTTTGATCGGCTGATGGACTATGGGGTGGCCGGCGAAGGTCAGAACCTCGCGCAGATTGTGGCGGAACTGAAGCTTCCGGCGCACTACGAGCGCTTTGTGCATGTCTGGGTAGATGACGTCGAAGTGCCGCGCGAATTCTGGTCGCGTGTGCGCCCTCGCGCCGGCAGGACCGTGTTCGTGCGCATCATCCCCCAGGGCGGCGGTGGCGGCGGCGATAAGGTGCTGCGCACCATCCTGCTCATCGCTGTCGTCGTGGTGGCGGTGGCGCTTGGTCAGATTTATGGTGTCGCTTTAGCTGGAGCCATCACAGGCTCCACGGTAGCAGCGGGCAGTGCGGCGGCGCTCGCGGCCACCGCCGCGATCACTGTTTCCGTCACCATGCTCGGGCAGATGGCGCTCAATGCGCTGATTCCGCCACCGACCCCCACGCTGGACGTCAATCTTGGTGGCGATCAAAGCCCCATCGCTCAGCCTCGGTATCAGCTAACCGGGACACAGAACCGCTATGCGCCCTACGCGAACATCCCGCGCGTCATGGGCAAGAAGCGCATCTACCCGCTGCTCGCCTCGTTTCCATACACCGAGCTTCAGGGCAACGACGAATACATGCGGATGGCCCTGTGCGTCGGCTGGGGGCCACTACGCATCTCCGACATTCGGATTGGCGAAACGCCCATCACAGCGTTCGAGGGCGTCGAGGTCGAGGTGCGCGAAGGCTGGTCGACCGACGCTCCGCTTACGCTTTTCACTCGATCCATCGAGCAGCAGAACCTGTCGGTGGTGCTCGACCCGAACGAGTGGAGCCAGCGACGCTCAGAGCCGGACACCTCCGAGCTAATTGTCGACATCTCGTTTCCGACCGGCTTGGCCTACTACAACGACCAAGGCGGGCGCGACCCTCTGACGGTGGACTTCCTGGTCCAGTACGCGGTTGCCGGCAGCAACAACTGGCAGCCTGCGTCGTGGGCAAACGCCTTGGATGCAGGCTTCGGCACCGCCGGGGTCATCACCGTCACCTCTAATGAGTCCTCTGCGTTTACCCGCAGCGGGCGCTGGACCGTGCCGAAGGGGCAGTACGACGTTCGCATCCAGCGCACCACCGCGCTTCGTGGCGACAGGTACATCGAGCGTGCCGGCTGGTCTGTCTTCCGCTTTGTGACGGATTCTGCGCCTATCCTGCAGAAAGGCGTCGCGCTCATCGCTGTGCGCATCAAGGCCACCGGACAATTGAATGGCGTGCCGAACGCGATCAATTGCGTTGCTGAGAGCTACCTGCCGGTCTATAACGGGGCGACCTGGAACTACCAGATCACGCGAAACCCTGCGTGGGCATTCACCGACATTCTTCGGCGGCGCGGCAACGAAACCTATCTGCCCGACAGCCGGCTTGACCTTTCTGTCCTGCAAGCCTGGGCGGCGGCATGCGACGCGACTGCACCGAACGCCAATGAGCCGTACTGGACCTTCGACGGGGTGATCGAAGGTGGCTCAGTCTTTCAGAACCTCCGGCTCATTGCCAGCCACGCGCGTGCGAACTTCAACATGCGCGACGGCAAGTATTCGGTGGTCCGTGATGTGGCGCAATCAGTGCCGGTCCAGCACATCACTCCGCGCAATAGCTGGGGCTACAGCGGCACCAAGACCTTCGTGGACTACCCGCACGCGCTGCGGGTGAAGTTTGTCAACGCTGAGGCCGGAGGGCAGGAGGACGAGCGCATCGTCTACGACGATGGCTATGGCGTCGTGAACGCCACACGCTTTGAAACCGTCGATCTGCCCGGTTGCGCATCGCCCACGCAAGCGTATCGAGAGGGCCGCTACCTCCTTGCGGTCGGCAAGCTGCGGCCCGAGCAGCACATCGTCACGATGGACATCGAGAACCTGCGCTGCTCGCTGGGCGACTTGGTTCTCTTCTCACATGACGTGGTCGCGATTGGTGTTGCTTCCTCGCGGATCACCGCACGCACCATCAATGCGTCCAATCAGGTGACCGCGCTCACCCTCGAAGATGAGGTGCTTTTCGAGGAAGGCGTCACGAAGTCCTATGTGCTGAGGGTGCGCCGCTCGACCGGCGCAAGCGAGCTTTACTCGCTGGTCAGCGCTCAGGGCTATCAAGGCACGCTCGTTCTTCAGACGCCCGTGGCGATGGCTTCTGCGCCGGCCATCGGCGACCTCGTGATGTTTGGCGAGGCATCGCGCGAAACCGCGCCCATGCTTGTTCGCAAGATTGAGCCCGGCTCTAACTTCACCGCGCGAGTGACGCTTGTAGATGCGCAGCCGGGCGTCTGGACTGCTGACACCGGGCCGATTCCGGCCTTCAACTCATACATCACGATCCAGACCCCGCCGTCTGAGGCGAAGCCACAGGTTCCAGGCGTGGGCTCTGTGCGCTCCGACGAGACGGTCATCCTGCGGCAAGCCGATGGCACGCTGCTAGATCGTATCTTCATCGAGCTACTGCCGCCGCTGGCCAGCGTGGTGCGCACCGCCTCATTCGAGGTGCAATGGCGCGAACAAGGGGCAGCGAATTGGCTGTCCGGGCCTCGGGTGTCGGTTGAAGCGCCTGCGGTGTCGCTCTCGCCCGTGGTGGCGAAGCTTGCTTATGAAATCCGCGTGCGTGGCATCTCCGAGGCCAGCGTGGCGGGCGATTGGTCGCCACTGATCGTTCATACCGTGGTGGGCAAGACCACGCCTCCACGCGCGCCGGAAGCCTTCAGCGCCGAAGGCCGGGTGGATGGCGTGCAGCTTTCTTGGCTGCCCTCGCTCGATATCGACGTCATTGGCTACACCATCAAGCTTGGTGCGGATTGGGCTGAAGCCACGATCATCTCCGAAAAGGTGGCTGGTACATCGCTCTTTGTCGGGCTCACGACCGCCGAGAACCAGACGTTCTTGATCAAAGCGGTGGACTCGGTGGGCCTTGAGAGCCTGACCGCTTTGTCAGTGAATACCAGCGTCGTCGCGCCGCCGGCAGTCGAAAACTTCCAGGTCTACGCGCAAGAGGATCGCGTCCAGGCTGCCTGGAGCCGGATCGACTCTGCCGCCATTGAGTACGAAATCCGCGAAGGAACCTCCTGGTCTACGGGCAACGTGATCGGGCGCACGGCTGGCAACACGCTCACCGTCATGTATCCGGTGCGTCAAGATGGCGACGTCACCTACTGGATCAAGGCGGTCTCAGCAGCGGGGGTCTATTCCTCGAGTGCTTCGTTTGCGACCACGCGGCAAGCCCCCGTCATAAACCGGAACATCCTATTGGAGCGTGACTTTGGCGCGCTCAATTGGCCTGGGGTGCTGCATGACTTTGAGCCGGTCTCGACGACCCTGCAGCTTGCGCGGATCAATGGGGTCAACTCGCCCCGCGCTGAATACTACGCGCCGATCTCGCTCGCTCAGGAATACTACGCGCGCTCTTGGATAGAGCTTCGCTCGTCGGCTATCGGAAACGACGGGCTGACTTGGGGGCAGGCGCCCTTTGCTTGGTCGGACAACACCGCTCTAACATGGATTGGCGATCTGCTCGACAGCGATGCCGCTGTCACTCGCGCGTACATCTCGCCTAAAACCGATCTGCTCGACGCTGGGGTCACAGAAGGGTGGACGCTGGCCAATACGACGACTGGCGTGCTCGGCACGGCGGCTGCATTGAGTCAAGGGGTGAGCTATCAGCCGTGCCGCTTTCAGAACGGCGCGAAGCTTTCCTCGAGCGGTCGTCTTGAATGGAATGCCAGCGTGCCTTCCATCTTCTCGGTGGTGTTCGACTATCGCCCGTCCGATGCGATGCCGAACTCCATTCGGAACCCGAACGCCACAGGCGCGGTTGCCGGCACTCCTGGCACAGCACCGACATTCTGGGGGCCGGTGGGGCAAAGCTCGCTGCAGACCGCGATTGTTGGATCAGGAACCGAGGATGGCCACCCATACGTCGACGTTCGCTGGTATGGCACGACTACGGCAAACGCGCGCCTCTGGCTGAGGTTCGACACATCGTTCACGACCCTTGCTGTATCGCCTGGATACACCGCGCGCATGGCGGTCAATGCCCGAGTGGTCGGCGGAGCGTATCCAGGGACCGATGAGTCGCGGTTCTACTTTGTTGTCCGCAACTCTGCTCTCACGCTCCTGACTGATGGAGTGGTCGTCGTTCCCGCTCCCACATCCGCACCGCTGCGCGATCAGCGGCTAAACGCCACCAGATTGATCAACGAGGCTGGCGCCGCATGGGTCCAGCCGGAGTGGCGCAGCGGGCTGATCGGTACCGGGGCGGCGGTCGACGTCACGATCCGCTTCTCCCTGCCGTTCCTCGGCCTTGCCTTTGTCAACGAGGACCACGCCATCACGACGCTGCGCTCCGGCGACGGGTGGCTTCGACTGGCCTATGAGGCTGCGAGCGGCCTGTTCTACCTCGCGGACCACCTGGGCGAACGCATAGACCTTGCGGTCCCGAACGAAAACGACGATGTGATCACGTTTGGGATTGCCCAGGCGGCTACGTCGCGCTCGCTCTTCGCGGTCACACGAAGGCACCCCACACCCTATTCGGCTCAGGCCCTTCTTGGCCCGGTCGGAACCTTTAACGCTCTAGCTCTGACGGCATAGGAGGCCCAGATGCACAAACCCGAATCAATGATCACCGTGAAGACCATTGATGATGCCTTGGCATGGCTTCGTCGTGAGCGCGAGCGGGAGCAGCCGATCCAGCGCTTCGGCCTGCGCGGCACCTGGGAAGGTGTCCTCATGCGCGGCGACGGCGCTATTGAGGTCCGGCGCAAAGACAACGGCATTTCCAATGCCGGCTTCGACTTCATCTCGCACGCCATCGGCAACCGCTCCGCCGCTGGCGCGACGGCTGCCATGTCGCACATTGCGGTCGGCACCGGCGCAACCGCCTTCGCTGCGACGCAGACCGCTCTGGTGACCGAGCTTAATCGTCAGGCCGCCACCTTCGCTCATACGCTCAACACAAAGGTCTTCACGTTCTCCGCGTCCTTCGCGGCTGGCGTGGCAACCGGGGCGATCACAGAAGCAGGCGTCTTCAACGCGGCCTCTGCCGGCACGATGCTCGACCGCGTGGTGTTCTCGGTGATCAACAAAGGCGCGGACGACAGCCTCACGCAGACCTTTACGTTCACGATGTCGTGAGCCTTTGCGTCATGCACAACCTTAACGCGAGGTTGTTCTGGGAAAAGGTGGATCGGTCAGCGGGCACTAATGCTTGCTGGCCGTGGACTGCCTCACGCACTACTAAAGGCTACGGGCAGTTTGCTGGGCGCGATGAGAACATGAAGACCGCAGTCTTCCGCGCTCACCGTGTCTCGTACTTCCTTGTTTGTGGCCCGATCTCCGCCGGCATGTCGGTGATGCACACCTGCGATAACCGCGCGTGCTGCAATCCGGCTCATTTGCGCCTTGGTTCCCAGGGCGACAACATGCGCGACATGGTGGCCAAGGGCCGGCAGGCTCGCGGCTACAAGAGTCCTTCGCGGCAGGGTCAGAAGCACTACAACTCGAAGCTGACTGACGCGCAAGCCGATCTCATCCGCGCCTCAACCGAGTCTGGCGCGGCACTCGCTAAACGCTTCCTGGTCAGCGCGGCAACTGTCTCGATGATCCGAAGCGGTGCGCGGAGGCAGCACTAGATGGCTGTCTCGATCACTCAAACCCCCACCCAGGCTTTCACTTGGGTGGGGTCTGCGTGGGACTGGAACGACCAGCGTGCGAGCCTTCGTACCTGGGAGACCGCCACCGCTTATGAGTGGTCTATCTTAGAAGAGGACACCGCCCCGACATTCGCTCCGCTTGGTACTCGCGATCTCCAATCGTCTTTTGCCGAGGCGTTCGCAACAGCATCGGTCTATGCGGACGTTGCATCATGGGCGCTGAATGCTTCAGAGAGCTTGTCTTTCGTCGAGACCTACTCGGACTTGGCGAACTGGCTTAATGATGTCGGTGAGTCGTTTGACTTTGTGGAGACCAAGGACACAAGCCCTTCTAAGGCGCTGTCTGAGGCTTGGCTTACGCTTGACGCAGACACCTCTGCCATCGAGCGCAACTCCGCCGAGACATTGGCTGTCGCAGAGGTGTTCTCTGAGGTGGCCACCTTTCTGCGCAACGCCAATGAGCCGCTCCCGATTCAGGAAGCTGCGACCGTCGCGCTCTCGTTCTTCCGCAGCTTTGCCGAGGCTCTGGTGGTCTCCGAGGGCTTGGGAAACAGCACCACGCAGCCTTTCTCCAGCCTGTTCACGCTTGCGGAGCAGAGTCAGCGGGCCACCGCATTCCTGCGCATGGAAGCGGAGACGCTTGGGTTGCTGAGTGGGCGCGCTGCACAAGCCTTCAAGGGCTTCGCCGAGGTCTTTGCGGTCAGCGAAGCGCTGGTCTGGCAGGTGATCTTTCAGCGCCTGTGGGACAGTGCTCTAAGCCTTTCGGAATCGCTTGATAGCGACCTGACGTTCTTGCGCAGCTTCTCAGAAACTTTCAGTATCGCCGACAGCGACTCCAGCAGCATCAGTGTTCTGCGCTCATCGCTCTTGGCCTTTGCCGAAGGCAGGAGCGGCAGCATCGAAAATGTCGAGCCCGAGCTTCTGGCGTTTGTCGAAACCTACTCGGACTTCATCAACTGGCTCCAGGCCAATGCGGAGTCGTTCAGCATTGCGGAGGTCAGGAGCACCGCGATCTCCAAGCTATCGCTGACCCTGCTGGGGCTTCGAGAGGCGCTGCTTCGGAACGCGAATGGGGTCTATGGCGACATCTCCATTCGTAATGCTGCGATCACCCTCGCTGACTTTCTGAAGATCGTGGCGACACGCCACCCGGAAGGCTACAGCGAGATGAAACAATTCCTGCCCGGCGACTACCGCTTCCAGAACGCACTCATCGGGATCGTGACGGAGCCGTCGAATGGCTCGAATGCCGACATCTCCGTGATCCAGGCGAAAACCACGACTGACGTTCAGGACTTGCACGACCGTGGCACCAGCGCTGTAGGAACGGGCGGCCTGACCATTTCATTTAACCGGGTCTATTCAGTCCCGCCCGAGGTTCAGGTGACGGTGACAGCCGGTGCTTCGCTTGCTATCCCGTCCATCTCTGCAATCACCTCGACCAGCTTTTTTGTCCGGCTCTATCAAGCGTCAAACCCTGCGACTGCGGTGGCCGGCACCGTAAGCTGGTCCGCGATTGGGTATTAGGAGGCATCATGGCTCAGAGCTATCCCGACATTCCAGCTACTGACTCGCTCTCGGCAAGCCGGCAAAAGCTGCTGGACCGCGACGATGCGCTGAAGAGCAATTTCTCTGGCACCGCGTTTCCGACGACCGGATTGGTGGTCGGCATGACGTGCTTCCGCACGGACCAGAACAAGCTCTACATGCTGAAGGACACGGTGCCGACTTGGCTCGAGATCGCCAATGTCGCGGGCTCGGCGAACTTGGCTGTGAACTCGGACATGGTGGATGGCTACCACGCCAACACTGGTACTACGGCCAATACTGTGCCGGTAAGGAACGCTAGCGGCGAAGTGCCTGGGAACATCACCGGCAATGCCGCGACCGCCACTACGCTCCAGACCTCTAGGAACATTGCCCTGACTGGCGATGCCACGGGCTCTGCGTCGTTCAACGGGAGCGCCAATGCCAACATCGCCTTGACCTTGGCGAATACCCCTGTGACGCCCGGCACATATCAAGCGGCAAATGTGACCGTTGATGCGAAAGGCAGGATCACAGGCATCTCGGCAAACCCGAGCATCGTCGCGTCATTCAATGGACGCTCTGGGGCGGTGTCACTAACTGCAGCCGACGTCTCGAGCGGGCTGGGCTACACCCCTGCGAACCGTGCTGGTGACACCATCACTGGCAACCTCTGGATTCAGAACGCCCGTTTGCGCGTGTGGGAAGGCAATGGCGCGTCCTCATGGATTGAGATGCTCGACGACGAGTCGCCGAACGGCATCAAGTACATCCACGCCAATAGTAACCTGATCGGCTTTCTTGGCGGCGCTGGCACCTACATCTCATACACGCGCAACGATGGCTTGATGGCTTCGTCGGCCTATGGGTGGCTGCATGACTATTTCTTCAATGCGGTGACCAATTGCGGTGGAGTAGGTGGGACTAACTGCAACGGGTATGGACTGGCTGGCGGTTACGCGCTGTACGACGATGGAGGAACCATCCGCCTGAACGGCACCTTGTCGCTGACGGCCTGCAACTGCGCAGGTGGGGCGTGCGATTGCGGCTGACGCCTTGTACAGCAAGAGTGCTGAGACTTTCTTCGCCGAAGGCATCGGCATGAATAGTGTTTTGACTGCGCACAAACGAGTGATCTCGGTCACAGAGGAGATTCCGGCATGAAGATTTACACAGTCAATTTCGTTCCTACGACCAAGGCGTATTCGTTTGTCATCAAAGAAGGAATGGTCACTGTTCGTAGCTTCGAGGTGACTGATGGGGCGAGCGGCACCATGGCGTCAAGCGAGCAGATTGAAGCTGACCTCCAGCGGCACGGCGTTCCTTTCGGGCAGGTTTCTCGTGACAGAAGTCTGATTTATCCCGGCCACATCTTCTCTGGAAATAATGACAAGAGCCGTCGCTTCCGGTTTTGTGACGAAGTTTGCTGGCGGTTCGAACCTGAAATGAATGGGGTCGCAGCTTGCTCGGATCGGGCCGCTTGGATGTTCCTAGACAGGTTTGACGGCGGCTTTCATGCGCCATTCAATCGAGCGCTCGAGTACCTACCAGCCCGCGCGAGTAAAGACCTGCTTTACGCGGATCGGCAAGCGAATTCTGTTTTGACGATTTGCCAGCCTTACGCCGACAGCCCGCTTGAGGACTGCACAATTTTTGTGAAGTACAGCGAAGCCATGGGCTATCACCATAATCTCGGGCCGACAATCGCGCGGGTGCAAGGCACGCCTTCTCCCGCTGATATTTGGCCGCGCATTCGGATCACGTCTTTCGTGGCCAATGGGATCACCTACGCGTACCTACCCGGCAGTTTGAGCGGGCCAACCATTTCAGCCGATTCTTATGCAACCGTGAACCTTGAAGTCCTGCACCCCGAGCGGGACGAGGTGGATATGCGCTGCAACTCGACGCTTTACCTGGAGGACGTGGACGGCTACTGCCCTAATCTCCGGGCGAAAGTGACCCAGGGTCGCGCCAGCTTTCGTGTTGGCGCTCTGGGGCTGGAGCCAGGAAGCAAGGTCCGAGTCAAAGTCGGCTGGCGCAACTGGCCGGGCGAGACGGACTTCATCGCAAACGTGGGGTAAGCATGGCGAAGTTTTCGATAGTGGCACAAAGGCCGGACAATTCTCTCGTCCGGTTACTTTATGACAATCAGTCCAGCGAATTTACGTGGGCCGATGGCAAGCCGATTGCTGAGGTGCAATCGCAATCATGGGGAACAGCAGCGGTCGTGTCGCGGGATGCGCCGGGCTCAAAGGGCGCCATCAAGACGCTGAAGATCAGTTTGGGCCTGTCCTGCAATTATTCCTGCACCTACTGTTCCCAGCGCTTTGTGCCGCATGAGGTGGACGCGGGCCTTAGAGAGATTGAGCCGTTCTTGGCGAAGCTGCCGTCCTGGTTTGACATGAAGGGACTGAATGGGCGGGGCAAGGGGCTCGAGATTGAATTCTGGGGCGGCGAGCCATTTGCTTATTGGAAGACCCTCAAGCCGCTTGCTGAGCAGCTTCGGCTTCGCATGCCTGACGCCCGACTCCTTGTCATTACGAACGGCTCGCTGCTCACGCCTGAGATCAACGAATGGCTGGACCGGCTGGGCTTCCATGTTGGTATCTCGCACGATGGTCCAGGGCAAGCGACGCGCGGGCCAGACCCGTTCGACGATCCTGAAAGGGCGGCAGCGATCCGTGATTTGTATGCGCGGCTGCGCCCGCAGAATCGGATCAGCTTCAATTCCATGATTCACCGAGACAACCAGTCTCGCGCTGGCGTCCAGGCGTGGTTTGTCGACCGCTTCGGCGCCGATGTGCCTATTGGCGAAGGCTCCTTTGTTGACCCATACGACGAAGGCGGCCTTGCCTCCATGCTTAAAGCCGACGAGCACATGGAGTATCGGCGCCGGGCCTTTGCCGAGGTTCGATCTGGTGGCGCCTCTAACCTCATGATCGCCAAGCAGAAGATTGGCGACTTTGTGGACAGCATCCGCAAGGGCCGGCCTGCGACGGCGCTGGGCCAGAAGTGCGGCATGGATCGGAGCGACACGGTTGCCGTGACCTTGAAGGGCGCGGTGATCACTTGCCAGAACGTGTCTCCGGTCGCCAAGGCGCCAAATGGCGAAAGCCACAAGATCGGCACTGTGGATCGGCTAAGCGAGGTGCGGCTGAATACGTCGACGCATTGGAGCAAGCGGCAGGAGTGCGCCGACTGCCCGGTCCTTCAGCTATGCAAGGGCGCGTGCATGTTCCTGGAGGGCGAGCTTTGGGAGAAGGCGTGCGACGCTTCCTACTCCGACAATCTGCCCTTCTTTGCCGCCGGCATTGAATTCCTGACGGGTGCGGTGCCGATCCACATTGAGGGGCCGCAGCGCGAGGACCGCAAGAACATCTGGGGGCTGGTCGGCCATACGCGCACTGCGCCTGTGACTGTTTCGATCAAAGATGGCCGGCGGGTGCCGGTCGCGGCTTACTGAGGGAGAGGCGACATGGGGGCTCGTGTCATCGGTGTCGTCGGGGTGGCAGGCAGCGGCAAGATTCTTGTCGCCGACCACCTCGCGCGTCGCCACGGATACCGCCGTCTGCGTTTTGCGGACTGCATCAAGGCGGCGCTCACCACTGGCATGGGCCTCGACCCTTCTATGTTCGCGCGCTCATCCTCGGCGGCTCCCCTTCCGTCGATTGCGCCTGACCACCCGCTTCAACTGCTCCGCCACCATTGGGGCAGCCGATTGGTCCACCCGACCGTCGCGGCAGCGGCCTGGGCGCGCGTTCTGGAGGACTCGGAATCAAGCGAGCCGATAGTCGCGGACGACGTGCGCTATCCGCAGGAGGCGGCGGCGATCAAATGGGCCGGCGGCAGCATCTGGCGCGTGGTGCGCCCAGGCTTGGTGGTCACCGACACCTTCACCGAGCACTCTCAGGCGTCTATCGAAGAGGACGTGCTCATCAACAACGCCACCACGATTGAGGCCCTTCTGGCCTCGGTCGATATGCTGGCAGCCCAGGCAGAAGGAACAGCCCATGTCTGAATCATCGCCCGTCGCGGCGCTCCCACCTGAAATCCGAAGCGGCAAGCCCATCATCCTGGATTGGGATGGCGTCCGCGTGGTGTTCGTCGCTGGCCGGTTTTTCAAGATGAGCGGCATGGACCTTCTGTGCTGCGGCTGGCGAACCGACGACGGGAACCCTAACAACGAATGGGCGCCCGTGGACGAAGAGTCGCCCATGGTGGCCAAGGCGCTCTCGATGCTGGGAGTCGCGTGATGGCTGACTTCGATTGGAAGGCCCTGGTGCGGACGATTGCTCCGGTCCTGGGCGGCGCGCTGGGCGGCCCGATGGGTGCCGTCGCGGCTCGCACCGTCTCCGAGGTGTTCCTGGGCCGATCCGATGGCACAGAGGAAGAGCTTGCCAATGCCGTCAGGGGCGCGACCCAGGAGCAGCTACTGGCGCTCAAGCAGGCCGACCAGGACTTCATCAAGGCGATGCGAGCCTTGGAGCTTGACGAGCAGCGCATCGCGGCAAGCGACCGGGACTCGGCCCGCAAGAAGGAAATGGCGCTCAATGACTGGACGCCCAAGTTTCTCTCGGTAGCGATCACGGCGGGCTTCTTTGGCATCCTGATTCGCATGCTCGAGAAGGGCCTGCCGGATGCCGGCGGCGAGGCGCTGCTGATCATGCTCGGCACGCTCGGGACTGCCTTCGTTGCCATCGTGACCTACCACTTCGGCTCCAGCGCCGGCTCGATGTTCAAGAGCCAGACGCTCGACAGGCTTACGCGCGAGCGGTAAGGGGGAGAGCCTGGAGCGGATTGGTCCCCGCTCCGGGAAGCGACCTGCCAGGGGGAAAGGGGGGCGGTGCCAGCGCTCCCCTTTTTCTTTGCCCAGAGGCCCGAAATC